GGCAAATGGCTTATAATTCTACATTAGATTTGCATTTTGAATATGCTAAATGGAATAAAGCGAAAATTGTTAGAAGTTCTGAAAGAGATAATATGCTTATCAGAGGTACCAAAACTATGTTAGGTCAGTTTTCTCATTATAGATTTAATATGTTTAATTTAATGTATAAGTGGATGAACCAAGCTGGAAAATCATGGCGAGCAGGTGATATTAATAGCGAAGAATCTAGGAGATTTTTTAGATTTGGAGTGTTACAACTTATGATTACAGGCGCAGGTTTAACTGCAAAGCAAAATTTTCATAAATTAATGCCAAATGATGTGATGGAAACTTCTGAAGCTATGTATTACTGGTTAGCTGCAAATAGAGAAAAACTAGTAGAAGGTGAGGTTAGTGCTGAAACAGAGGAAATGTTTAATAAGAAAACATATGGACAGAAAGGTTGGTATTTTCTTGGACCCAATGTTGGATATTTACTTGGAGCTGCTGAATTAATTCATAAAACTTATGATCCAGGAGCTGAACCTATTTTTGAAAAAGCTGAGTTGAAAGCATTTAAAAATCCAGAAGCAAAAGAATTATATGATAAGATTGCAAGATTTAATGCTCAAGCAGCAAGATCTTGGGCTTATACTAAACCAATGTACACAGGTGGTGGAAATTTCTGGGATGTTACGCAATTAGAATTAGGTTTATTTCCTGATAAAAGATTGAGAGAACAACGTAAAAGTATTGGTGAGGCTTTTGGTTTTAAAAAGAAAAAGCGTGGAAGCAAGAAACAGTATACTCCTGCAGAACTAGAGGCAGTATTAGATTTATTTAAATAAAGATATTCAAGGGGCATAACGCCCCTATCATATCTAGTGTATTATCTATTAGTGCTAATAAACCCTCTAATTAATCTATTCAGTTCATTGATTTTAAATTCTAGTCTTTTCAATTCTGTGAGAACTTCATTAGATTGATTATCATATTTTGAATTAGATCTATTAGTTTGATATAAAGTAACTCTAGCCATTATAATACCCCCATTTCTTTTAATATCATATTTAAGAAATCGTTATATCTTATAACAACTAATGTTTCTTCCCTATCTTCTTTAATCAAAGCTATATCGCAGCTTTCAGGTGGCTTCATAAATGATGCTATCTTTTTTCTCATTTTACATTGACCTTTAAAATGGCCTATTTTAACATCAACATCTTCAGCTTCACCTAATGAAAGACCATTACTAGCATAGGCTCTAATGGCTTTTATTCCTACTTCTTTAGCTTGATTTACAACTAATCGTTCCAATCTATTACCCCTTGATTTGTTTTTGCTTGGCATGTTTTGCGATCTCCTTCCTTGTCCTTATAGTAAATCTAGATAAAGCATCATCAGCTTCAGTTAATATATTATTAATATCTGTATTAGTATTGCTTGGTAAGGTTTTATTATAAGGATTACTTTTATCTTTTTCTAAAAACAATTCCTTTTTAAGGGTTTGGATTTGTTGTTTTAGTAGTTTCTTTTCCTCTGTCAGGATTGCTACTTCCTCCAGGGCTCTTTCCAGATTCTTCTGCATTTGGTCCATTCTTTAACCCTTCCATTTTAGTTTTCATAAACTTTAGATAGCCTTTTTCATCTCCCTTAAACTCTACATACTTAGAAAAAGCTACATCTAAACTAGTTACATGTTTGCTAAGATTGGATAGTTCAACTAATACATTAGTAACTACTGTTTTCATTTCCATCATTGTAGGTTTTCTGCTTTTATTAGTCATGATTGTAACCCCATTCTAACTAAAACTCTATCAACTTTGTCGTTTAGAAAGTTTATATTTTCTTGCATTTCATTAATCACATCCCACAGTTCATCAATGTGAGTATGATTAACCTTCTTTTTTATCCATCCTGATTTTTCTTTTTTATCTGGCATTATAGCCTCCTATTCTCTTTATTTTGATTTACCATTCCCCATAAAAGACATAAATATACAATTACATCTGTAATTCTACCTCTTACATCTTCTCTTTGAGAAATATTTCCTTTTACATGGGAACAAATTCCATCTATATGCTTTAAAAGATATACAAGTAGTACTTCTTCTCTTGGTATATCTAAATTATCACTAATTTTTTCAAAGTTTGCAAAAGCATTATTATGATTTCTCGCATATTCTTTCTGTCCTGCATCTCTCGTTTTCTGGATCGTCTTGAATATCTCCTCCATCAAGAGAGCCATCTGTTTCTGAGTCATCTATTTTCTCCTTAGATCGTATAACTAATTTATTATTTATAAACTTTGCCTCTACCAGAGACATCTTTACATCTCAACCGTAATCATATCCACAATGAGGACATGCATTTTTACATTCAGCTATAGATATATAGTTATTACATCTTGTACATGTTGCTACTTTCATTTCTTCTCCAATTTTATATCCCGACACGACACCCGTGTTGCCCTACCCGCATCTCTGACCGTCCTGTAAACAGGCACTTTAGATTCCCAACAAGATATTTAGGGTATTAGGAAGTGCGACTAATTCACACCACCCTAAGTTGTTGCAGCCATAATTAGTCCATCAGTTATGATTGCATTATGATTGTATGATGCAAGAGTTGGTTTCTCTTTATGCCACAATATATCTGTAGAGGCATTAAGTAATCCCCAACCACTTGTTTCTGAATGATACTTTCCTTCAGGATTTAGGAATCTATCTGTGATTTCACCCCATACTCCTGTTGGTATTTCTTTTAGATGATTATGTCTAACTTCACCAAGTTTCTTTGATGTTATTCTTAAATCATTTAAAGCAGCAATGCCTTCAACCATCTGGTTTAAGCCTTGATTATCTCCATTTTGTGATAGATTGATATTATGTACCATAGCTTCTAATTGATTATTCCAATCCTCAGAACCAGGTGCATGTCTAAATCTATGGTTTTGTAAATGCAATTTACTCATCATACCGTTTAAACACACTAATCTATAAAGCATTAATGAAAATCCAAATGATCTTGAACCATCATAACTATTCCAGAATTGAATTCCTAAATTTAAGTCACCTATTTCAGGAACAGTCATAGTATCTAAACAATCTGTTGCTTTATATGATAACATATAGTTTTTACCATTAAAGAACTCTTTATCTACTTCAAAGTTTATAGCTGCACTATCTACTATATCATCTGCTATTTCCTTTACTTCTTTATTTTCTAATAGCATATAACTATGACCTACTACACCTGCTTCTTTCCATCCTTTTTCTTCGTCTAATCTTTGAACAGCATAAGCAGCTGACTGTATACCATTAAAGTTTAATGGTACTTTTCTTATTTCTTGATATGGATTCATTCTTTCTCCTTAATTAATTTTAAACAATCATTTTTTCTATCTAATAATATTCTAATAGGTTCATTTATTTTCCATTTCATTTTTTTCCATATATGAGGTGGAAGACTAACTTGATAACTATTAGTAGAAGTTATAGTGTTTGATGTTGATCTTACAAAACCTTTATAGTTATAGTTTTTTAAATTGGCTCTCATTTATTCTCCTTTTAACTGTTATTATAAACCTACACTTTTTCCTCGAAATTCACCTTAAGTTTACACTGTCTGCGATTTCTCCCTCCAAAGACTTATTTGTGGTTCATCCACAACGTCTTCCCTCGGTTTATAAATTATCCTATTACTGAATTTTTAACAGGTAGATGCAAATCCAAATGTTCTCTTTCTCTATTAGCCGTGCATTCTAAATGCAATGATTTGATGAGTTTATTTTCATCCTTATATGGCGTTAAAGATAGAACTTTATTGGCATTATATGCAATCCTAAATGAACCTTTAGATGATGCTATATTCATTCCCTCTGCAAATGCAGTCTTAGTAATTTCAGAAACAGCAAACACAATTATATTATTATGTACTGCTAATTCCATTAACGATTGTGATACTTCCTCAACCTTCATATTATTGTCTTGTTTTTGGCTCTTAAATAGACCCATATGATCAACAACAATAATCTCAGGCTTCTGAGGTAGCATTAGTATTCTTTTCTGCAATTCATATGCATAACAGCTACTATAATCTACTGTTAACCAACCAAAGCTATCACTGATCCCATTAGCATACTTGCTATAGTAATCTCTTAATTCTTCTTCACTCCAGTTGTTTTCAATCATAACAAATCTCATCCACATTTGTCTTGGACTCATTTCCATTTCTAGAAAGTATGTATTGCGTTTAAACCTAGTAATTAGATTCTGTAATAACATTGTCTTCATAGACTTAGGTGGAGCTTGTAATATAACTACTTCACCTGGATATATAGGAAACTTTTGGTCATATGGTGCTCCTATGTCAATGGGGTTATGATTTCTGTTAAAGAATTCAACTAACTCTTTCTCCATAGTCTTAGCATCCATAGTATTTTGTGATACTTTTGATTTATATAATCTACAAGAAGATTGACAATGATTATCCATATGAACATCACTACAGCCATAGTTATAACCTTTGCCTCCATGTCCTTCATAGCAATCACTTACTATTCTATCCATTTCTTCTTTCTTAAATTTAGAACTACTAGTATCTACTCTTTGTCTCCAGTCTTCCATAATTAATCTAACTATGTGTTCTGGATATCTCCATCTTAAGAATGCTGCTATCCTTAAAGCAACTTGATGTCTGGATCCAGAAGGACTACCTTCCATCATTGTTTGTATACAAGGATACCATACAGGATCTGGATTTCTACCAAGAGTTACTTCTTCAAATACTTTATCACTAGCAACAGTTTTTCTTTCCAATACATCAAAAACAGGTTCACATTCATTATCTCTAATAGCTGTATTCCATTTCAATGTAGAACGTTTACTTTTTGCTAACTTTTGTATTGTATCAATAGATCCATGTAATTCACCTGATTCTAGTGGTATTTTCCAAAGTTTAGATTTACTATTTAAAGTATTGACTACTCTAATGATTCTAGTTTTATCTGATACTGATGAATCTGCATATTCGTATATACCTCTGGCCTTTAGTTCGTCCTTAACTTTTAAATGTAAGTCTGGACATGGCTTCCATCTGAAAGCATTGCCTGGTATTCCTATATGAAATCCTGTTCCTGAGAAATATATCTGGTATGGAATGCATAAATCATCTAATTCTATTGTTAGTCCAATAGTTTTTTGCCTAGCATTCTCAGGATTTGATCCATCAACATCTAATATGAATTCATCTGGCATATATAATATACCGTCATATCCAGAAAGAGTACCTTTTTCTTTAACATAATCAGTAACATGTCCATCATAATCCCATAAAGATACAAAAGTATCTTGGGCCATACCTGCATATTTACTTACATCACTAGTGTCTCCAAAGTGATGCCTATTTGCTAATCCAAAAGCATATTCTTTAATCATATTATCTCCTTAAAATGGTATATCATTGTCATCAAACTTTTCATTAAATTTACTAGAAATAATAGCTTCTACAACCTTAGGATTATTACCAGCAAGTGTTTTTTCATTGATAGTTATTAATCTCCATATTGTTTGCTTCCTACCTTGCATT